CTCATATTGTTTAAAACCAGATCACTATAACGGACTTGACTCTCAATACAAAATAGTGTATAATGATATTAACGACAGACTCTCTATTGAACTTGGAGTAAGTCACAGTGCATTAGCACAGTTGTATCCACCCGATGGTTTTATCGCATGGCATACGAATGAGAATGCTATTGGTGCCAATTTGATCTTTACTTGGTCGGAGACTGGTGACGGTTACTTCGAGTACCTCGACAAAGAAGGTAAGAAAGTACGTATGCAAGACAAGGTGGGTTGGTCGTGTAAAGCAGGATACTTTGGTACACGTGAAAATAATGAACATGTATACCATTGTGCAAGAACAAATTGTAAAAGAATTACTCTAAGTTATGTCATGACAGATACTTCTGACAGAATGCGACCTCTTACTGATTGGTGGGAGGATTGCGTAGAGCATATCGAACGAGGATAAATTCGTAATATATAATACAGAATGAGGAAAATATAATGTTAGATCTTGAAAGCATATTGAAAGAGTGGAAAGAAGACTGTGTGATTGGACAGCACAAATTAGATGATGTGTCTATGAACACCCCCAACCTACATGCCAAATACTTGCAGTACCTATCACTAACTAAGTTGCAACACAAACGTGCAGAGAATGCACAGTTGACTTTGTTGAAACAGAAGTGGTTGTACTACAATGGTAAGATGTCTCAAGAAGAGATCCTTGCCAGTGGTTGGGAACCAGATCCATTTAATGGACTAAAGATACTTAAAGGTGAAATGGAATACTACTACAATGCAGATCCAGAGATACAAAGATCTGTGGAGAAGATTGAGTACTATAAAACCATTATAAGTACATTGACAGATATAGTTGATAATCTCAAATGGAGACATCAAACTATTGGTAATATGATAAGGTGGAGACAGTTTGAAGCAGGTGGGTAATGGGTATTGATAATACCATAAGAGTGAGATTATTAAACCACTCGTACATGGCAATAGAATCTAACGCAGGTCAAGAGCAAGAGTTGAGAGAACACTTCTCATTCTTCGTTCCAGGCTATCGTTACATGCCGGCGTTCAAACGTAAGGTTTGGGATGGTCGTGTTAAGTTATATAACATGGTCACCAAGCAAATGAACGTAGGTCTGTATCATCACTTGAAAAAGTTTTGTGGAGATCGATTCTATCCTCTACAGATTGTAGATAATACCAAATATGGTATACCCTCACAGACTAATAACGTAGATCACCAGTCACTCATAAAGACTATGAAAGATTGGAAGATGCCGTTTGATCTAAGAGAGTATCAGTACAAAGCAGTAACACATGGTATCGAACAGAAACGATGTTTACTACTATCCCCAACTGGCAGTGGCAAGAGTTTTATTATATACAATTTAATGCGATATGTCAAGGAAAAAAAGAACGTTAAGAAAACTTTAATCATCGTACCTACCACATCATTGGTGGAGCAGATGTATAAAGACTTCGAAGACTATGGATATGATGTAGAGACTAACTGCCACAGGATATATTCTGGTAAAGATAAGACAACGGATTGTCCTATCATCATATCTACATGGCAATCTATTTACAAGTTTGGAACGGACTTCTTTGAACAGTTCGAAGCAATATTCGGAGATGAGGTACACTTATTTAAAGCAAAGTCATTATCTACTATGATGGATAAGTGTGTCAATGCCAGATATAGATATGGCACCACAGGTACACTGGACGGTACCGAAACAAATAAACTTGTGCTCGAAGGTTTATTTGGTAAAGTAAACACGGTGACTACCACCGCACAATTGCAGAAAGATAAACAACTTGCAGAACTGGACATATCTGTCTTGTTATTGCGTTATCATAATGATGTATGTCACATGATGAACGGTAGAACTTACCAAGAAGAAATTGATTACATTGTAACAAACGAAGCACGTAACCGATTCATTACTAAGTTGACGGTTGACCTTAAAGGCAACACACTTGTGATGTTTCAGTTTGTAGAAAAGCACGGCAAAGTATTAGTCGAACTGATCAGAGAGGCAGTAGAAGAAGGAAGAAAGGTATTCTATGTTTCTGGTGAGGTCGATGCATCTGACCGTGAAAAAATCAGAGGAATAGTGGAGAAAGAAAATGATGCAATTATTGTCGCTTCTTTGGGGACTTTTAGCACTGGGATTAATATTCGCAACCTTCATAATATTGTGTTTGGGACTCCATCAAAGTCTCAAGTCAAAGTACTTCAGTCAATCGGACGAGGACTCAGACAATCAGACAACGGACAAGTAACTAAGTTATATGATATCGCAGACGATTTTCATACTAAAGGATACAAGAACTTTACCCTTAAACATAGTGCCGAAAGGATTAAGATATATACTAAGGAAGGGTTTAGATATAAGGTCTATCCTATAGATTTAAAAGGGACACAACTCCCAAAGGAAAATGATGATGCATTATGATGTCAAAAAAATTAAGCAGTTAAAGTTAGTTTCTGGTGAAGAAATCATCTGTGAAATTATCGAAGAAACCGATGAGGATCTCATTGTACGAGCACCTCTTCAGATTCAATTTCACACGAATGAGGACACATCACGCATATGGACTTTTAGATTATTCATGTGTTATCAAGATGATCCAGATAGATTTGTATTGGTTAAGGTTGATAAGATCATGGGTATTGGTAATCCTATTGATCAGTTGATTAGACAGTATCTTGACGGTGTACAACAAATGTATGTGTTTGATGACGAAGAAGATCTAACCGAAGCAGGACATTCAGAACCATATAACCCATGGGAAGAATGGGAAAGCAAAGTAACTGGAAGTGATAGTGACGGTGGAAAAAGCAACGTTTTGAAGTTTCCAACGATACATTAATTATGTATTCACTGGGGGGCAAACGTTAAGTTTATTATAGCACAGATTTTTTAATCTGTCAAGCGATATTTTAATTATTTTTATGAAGAAAGAAAAGATACTACAAGTAGTCAATTTAGCACCAAGTGAGTCTTGGATAGAGAAGTTGACTGAAGTTCATCCTATGCGTCAAATCGCATATGCTACTATAATACAAGCAGTCGTATTCTTCGGTATGTTGGGAGCATTTAAATTGATAGGTACATTTGTATGAAGGTAGGATTCACATGTTCGGCATTCGATCTGCTACACGCAGGTCACATATCAATGCTCAGAGAAGCAAAGGATCAGTGCGACTATCTTATCTGTGGTTTACAGGTGGATCCGAGCATAGACCGTCCCAACAAAAACAAACCCATTCAAACAATCTTCGAACGATACTCTCAGTTAAATGCTGTGAAGTATGTTGATGAGATTATCCCATATGTTACAGAGCAAGATCTGGAAGACATTCTATCCGCACTACAACTTGATGTGCGTATCATAGGTGCCGAATATAAGTCGGGTACATTCACAGGACGTGCCATATGTGCAAGTAGGGGCATAGAGATATACTTTAATAAGAGGGATCATAGATTTTCTACATCTGATTTGAGAGAAAGAGTATGTAATCACTTGACAAGTGCAGACTGATTTGGTATAATATATGAAAACTAAGGAAACTAAAATGAAACCAAAAGATAAACCACATTACGTAAACAACAAGGAGTTCTCACTTGCAGTAGTAGATTACTGCACTAAGGTCAAGGAGTCTAAGGATAAGGGTGAAAAGCATCCTATTGTTCCAGACTACATTGCATCATGTTTCCTTAAAATCTGTGAGGGACTTTCCCACAAATCTAACTTTGTAAGATACACTTATAGAGAAGAGATGGTCATGGATGCTGTAGAGAATTGTCTGAAGGCAATTGAGAACTACAACATTGAGACTGCCACTCGATCTGGTAACCCAAATGCATTCGCATACTTTACTCAGATCTCATGGTATGCCTTCCTGCGTAGGATCCAGAAGGAGAAGAAGCAACAGGATATCAAGATGAAGTTTATATCCGAAGCAGGTATTGAACACTTCATTGATAATACTATACCTAACTCTCCAGATCAAGGACAGGAAGTGAACCAACACTATGTCGAACTATTACGTAGTCGTATTGATACCGTAAAAGAAGCAGACAAACAATTCAAGGAATATGCACAAGAAGAGAAGAAGCAACGTAAGAGACGTGCAGTTAATGTTGATTCGGATCTTAGTGATCATTTAGTTTGACGCTTGACAAGGTGCATCTATTGTGTTACAATGGGTGTACTAAATGAAAATAGGTAATTTATTATGAGTATGGGTTATAACAATCCACAACTGGATAAACCGTATATACAACTGATCTGTCATCCCTACGAGCATGAAACATCCGTGAACACACGTGTTACTATTGACGTTATGCAGAAGGATCTGTCACGTGATGATATGTTGCAAGTATTCGAGGATTTTATGAAAGCAATGGGGTATAACTTTAGTTCGAAAGAATCCCTATGTATTGAGGCATATGACTAAATGAAAATAGCAATACTAAATGACACCCACTGTGGTGCTCGAAATTCATCTGACATCTTTATGGGTTACCAAGAACGTTTCTATTCAGAAGTGTTTTTTCCGTATCTGTTAGAGAATGATATCAAGCAGATCATCCATCTGGGTGACTACTATGATAACCGCAAGACCGTAAACTTCAAAGCATTATCACACAACCGTAAGATCTTCCTTGAGAAGTTACGTGAGTATGGTATTACTATGGATATCATTCTGGGTAACCATGATGTTTACTATAAGAACACCAACGAACTAAATGCTCTGAAAGAATTGCAGGGGCATTATATGAACGAAGTGAATCTCATTATGGAACCCACTGACATGGACTATGATGGATTCAAGATGGCACTCGTGCCGTGGATCAATCCAGAGAACGAGAAACAGACTCTTGACTTCCTTGAGAATACTTCCTCGCAATGGGTAGGTGCTCATTTGGAACTCGCAGGGTTTGAGATGGCACGTGGTCAAATCTGTAAGGATGGTATGGATGCCTCTGTGTTTAATAGGTTCGAGTCTGTATTGTCTGGACACTTCCATGCCAAGTCATCACAGGGAAACATTCATTATCTGGGTGCTCAGTATGAGTTCTTCTGGAGTGATTGTGATGATCCTAAACACTTCCATGTACTTGATACCAAAACAAGAGAGTTAGAAGCAATACACAATCCTATTACTATCTACGAGAAGGTGTATTACGATTCACGTAAACCACCTAAGAAGTTTAAAGATCTGCGATACCTTGACGAAAAGTTTGTAAAGATCATTGTGGTAAACAAGGGTGACGTACTGGACTTCGAAAAGTTTGTAGGTCGTGTACAGGATCAGAAGATCCACGAACTAAAGATTGCCGAAGACTTCAAAGACTTCCTTGGTGAGAATGTGAGTGACAACCTACAGGTTGACGATACTGCTACACTTGTAAACGAATACGTTGACGCAGTAAGCACAGACCTTGATAAAGACCGAATCAAGTTAGAAATATCTACCTTGATGACCGAAGCACAGAACATGGAGATCTTATAGTTGACATGTCGCAACCTGTATGATATAATACGCATATGATAAAATTTCAGAAACTTAGATACAAAAACTTTCTATCGTCTGGTAATGCATTTACCAACATAGATTTTGACGCATCTCCAACCACTCTGGTTGTAGGTCAAAACGGTGCAGGTAAGTCCACTATGTTGGACGCACTGTCGTTTGCTCTATTTGGCAAACCACACCGTAAGATCTCTAAACCACAGTTGGTCAATACAATCAATGCCAAAGGCACAGAAGTAGAAGTAGAGTTTGCTATTGGTAAGCAAGAGTATAAGATTGTACGTGGGATTAAACCAAACAGGTTTGAGATATGGGTTGGTGGCAACATGATGAACCAAGCATCTCATGCTAAAGAGTATCAGCAGATGCTTGAGAAGAACATACTCAAGTTGACTCACAAATCGTTTCACCAGATTGTTGTTTTGGGATCAAGTTCATTTGTTCCTTTCATGCAGTTATCTGGGGGTGCAAGACGTGAGGTGATTGAGGATCTACTCGACATCAATATATTCTCTAAGATGAACGGCATCCTAAAGGAGAAGATGTCAATACTCAAGGGTGAAATGCAATCCAATACTCACCAGATAGAACTGGTCAAGACTAAGATTAACTCACAGAAGAAGTATCTTCGTGATTTATCTGCCGTCAATGCAACATACCGTAAGGACAAAGAGACAGAGATAGAAGTACTACAGGCAGAGGTGGAGACTCTACAAGCACGTAATACAAAACTAACTGAGGACATCACGTCCAAAGAACCACCATTGACTAAACAGATTACAGATCTAAGTAAGAAGTCAAAGGATCTAAACGAATACCTATCTACCTTTAAAGCACAGGCAAAGGTTGTAGTTAAGGAGGCAAAGTTCTTCGAAGAGAACGAGACGTGTCCGTCATGTGACCAAGATATAGATGAGACTATTCGTAAAGATAAAGTGGCAAAAGCAAAGGCACGTGCCAAAGATCTTAACGATGCTATGTCCAAAGCAAAGGTCAAGAATGATGAGTATGAATCAATACAAGAATCACTGACTGCAATGGCAGAAGCAATACGCAACTGGCAGAACGAAGTCAACAATAACAATAGCACTATCACTCGTACATATAAGCAGGTAGATAGAATACGTAAAGAGATTGATGGTCTATCAGATAACACTGGTGATCTCAAACAAGCAAATGATAGTCTTGAAACGTTGTCCAATGAACTACACACGACACAAGATGCCAAGTACCAACTTAATGAGCAGTACTCGTACAATCAAGTGGCAAGTGAGTTGCTACGTGATACTGGTATCAAGACCAAGATTATTAAGCAGTACATACCTGTCATCAATCAGTTGACTAACCAGTACTTACAGATATTAGATTTCTTCGTCCACTTTGATCTGGATGAGAGTTTCCAAGAGACCATACGTTCACGTTTCCGTGACAACTTCTCTTATGATTCTTTCTCTGAAGGTGAGAAACAACGTATCGATTTGTCCCTACTATTTACGTGGAGACAGATTGCTAAGATGAAGAATAGTGTGGCAACCAACTTACTCATACTTGATGAAACTTTTGATTCGTCTCTGGATGATGATGGGGTTGACAATCTAATGAAGATCCTGTATAGTTTGGGGGAAGAGACCAACGTGTTTGTTATCTCACACAAAGCAGAATTGGAAGACGCACAGTTCCAACGCAAGTTAGAATTTGTGAAGGAGAAAAACTTCTCCAAATTAAAAGTAGCATAGGGGTTGACATGTCGATTTCTTTGTGTTACAATGACCGTATATTAACTAAAAATAGAGAGATTTATTATGGAACTATCTGATCGTACTCTTGGAGTACTAAAAAACTTCGCAAACATTAATAGTAATATTGTGTTTCGTGAAGGCAACGAACTGAAAACCATTTCAATGGCAAAGAACATCCTTGCGAAAGCATCACTGGATGAGTCTATACCCAATGAGTTTGGTATTTATGACTTACATGAATTTTTGAACATCATGGGACTGGTTGATAACCCATCTCTGAAGTTCGAAGACAAGCACGTGGTGATCTCTGATTCCACGGGTTTACGTGGTAATAAGTACTTCTTCTCTGACATCGATATGTTATCGTCCCCTACAAAGGATGTTATCATGCCAGAACCAGAAGTGCAATTTACCTTAGATACGGATACACTAAGTAGATTGAAACGTGCAAGTGCAGTCCTTGGTCATGATCTTATTTCGATTACCCCAAACGGTAAGAGTGGTGGATCTGTCAAGTTAACTGTAGTTGACAAAGACGATGCAACGTCTAATAGTTTCTTCACTTTTGTTGAAGGAGTTTATGATGAAGGAGTTGATTTCAACTTTGTAATAAACGTTAACAACCTAAAGATAGTCAATGAAGACTTCATGGTGGGGGTATCTTCTAAGAGGATCTCACACTTTGCAAGTAAGCAATCGTCTATTGAATATTTTATCGCACTTGAAGCATCAACTTATGGAGAATAACATGGCAAAACAAGAAGCAAAAACAGAAGCACCACAGGTAGACGAACGTCTGGCAGTGTTGCAGGATCTCGCAAACCGTGTAGCACGTTCTACTGTAGCAGTAATTGATACAGTTGTACAACGTGGTGGTTTTAAAGGAGAAGAACTTTCTACTATTGGGCAGTTGCGTGACCAATCTATCGAGTGTATTCAACTCGTAGAACAGTTACAAAACGATCAGCAATAGTCGTGAGTAAGCAATTTCTCACAGGAAAATTGCACGGGGTTTCCGTAACCCGAACTGAGTTAGACTATGATGGTAGCATTGCTATTGATATTAGTCTACTAAAGGCGGCAGGTATAAAAGAGTATGAACATATTTTTGTATACAATGTCACTAACGGTGAACGGTGGGAAACCTATGCCATTCTCGCAGAAGAAGATTCTGGCATCATCTCCGTCAATGGAGCAGGTGCAAGAAAGGCAGAGGTAGGTGATAACCTCATCATCTGTGTATATGAAAATATACCAGACAATTGGGTAGTAATGCCTAAACTGGTGTATGCAACAGCAGATAATACTATCTGTCGTATTGGTAACACAATACCCACACAAACACATTGACAAAACGTTTCTTATGCTGTACAATGTATAGTATAAGAAACACTTTTTAATTATGGAGTATCTATGCGAGATGAATTTCTCTGGGTCGAGAAGTACCGTCCCCAAAAAATATCCGAGACTATCCTACCCGATAATCTCAAGAACACATTTCAAGCAGTAGTTGACGGTAAAGAGTTACCGAACATGCTACTCTCTGGTACCGCAGGTACTGGTAAAACTACAATCGCACGTGCCATGTGCGAAGAACTGGGTCTTGACTATATTGTCATCAACGGTTCTGAAGAGGGTAACATTGATACTCTCCGTGGCAAGATTAAACAGTTTGCTTCGTCCGTCTCCCTCTCTGGCGGTTACAAGGTAGTAATCCTTGACGAAGCAGACTACCTTAATCCCCAATCAACTCAACCCGCACTGCGTGGTTTCATCGAAGAGTTCAGTAAGAACTGTCGGTTTATTCTGACATGTAACTTCAAGAACAAAGTGATTGAACCCCTACACTCTCGTTGTTCTAATTACGAGTTTAACTTCTCTAAGAAAGTTATGGCAGGATTGTGTGGTCAGTTTATGACCCGTGCGGATGAGATACTGAAGGGTGAGGGTGTTGAGTATAATAAAGATACTCTTGCACAGTTGATCATGAAACATGCTCCCGACTGGAGACGTGTACTTAATGAGTTGCAACGTCATTCTATTGGTGGTACATTGAATCTTAGATGTATCATAAGTGATATAAATGATAACTATAGTGCCCTTTTTCGATCATTAAAGAGCAAAGATTTTAAGAAGATGCGTGGATGGGTAGTAGAGAATATGGACATGGAACCCGCATCAATATTTCGTGGCATCTATGATGGCATGTATGAATACGTGGCACCCGCCAGTATTCCCCAACTTGTGTTGATTCTCGCAGACTATCAATACAAAAATGCGTTCGTGGCAGATCACGAACTTAACTTAGTTGCCTGTATGACTGAGATCATGGCAAACGTGGAGATTAAATAAATGGAAATTTTAGCAGGATTAGTAGTATTAGGTGTATGTTTTGCAGTCTTAGGATTGTATCTTGCATATGTAAGTGAGGATACTTAAATGAGACAAGGAGATATGTTTGACGTAATAACACCTGCCAAGAAAGGTATGTTGGATAAGTTGGCAGAACCAAATATCGAACGTCTTATTACGCAAGTAGAACACTGGCATATGGAACGTAACCTTATAGATGGTGCAACCGATAAGGATCAAGTATGTAAGTTGATTCAAGAAGTAGGTGAGTTATCTGATAACGTATGTAAAGAACGTGACGTGGCAGATGATATCGGTGACATCATGGTGGTGTTAATTAACATTGCAAAACGTAATGGGTTACCTCTGGCACATTGCCTCGCAGTTGCCTATGCTGATATTAAAGATCGTAAAGGAAAAATGGTAGATGGTATTTTCATTAAAGAGGAATAAGAAACCTACCAAGTGGGATTTCGCACACATGAGGACGGCAATGAACTATGCCAATCTTTCTCATGCCCAAAGACTCAAGGTTGGTTGTGTCATTGTAAAAGACAATAGGATTATTTCTATTGGTTACAATGGACAACCCGCAGGTTGGGACAACAAGTGCGAATATTTTGATGAGCAGAAAAATGATCTGGTAACATATGATACAGTAATTCATGCTGAATCTAATGCAATCACAAAGGTTGCAATGTCCTCGGAATCATGTTATAATGCTACCATATATACTACTACAGCACCTTGTATAGATTGTGCTAAACTAATCTATCAGAGTGGTATAAGTAAAGTATATTATAAAACTAAACATTTGAGATGCGATGATGGTATCGTATTTCTACAAAAATCTGGTGTTACATTATGTCAACTGTGAAAAAACTATCACCATTCGACTTTCTGAATTCTATTAATAGTACCAAGAAAGATCTTATGGAGGATCCAGACACTGAGAATCAGTACGTGCCATTCGTGGTTAATCGTAGTCTTTCTTACTTTCCCGATACTGTTGCAATCGCAAATGAGATGAACAAGTATCATCACCTTAATGCTAAGTTACAATATCATTTTCTTATAAATATAGTTAGGAAACGAAAACGTTTCTCTAAATGGATTAAATCTGATTTGGAAAATAATATTGAGAAGGTGAAAGAGTATTATGGTTACAGCATGGATAAAGCACGCCAAGTTATGCCACTACTCTCCACTGATCAACTTAACATAATAATTAATAAGGTGGATAAAGGTGGAAGAAAATAATATCGTGGAATGGAATTCGGGGTTGATGCTTGAGGTTACTCTTGCAGAACCAGATGACTTCCTCAAAGTAAAAGAAACATTAACTCGTATCGGAATCGCAAGTAGACGTGACAACAAACTATTTCAAAGTTGCCACATCCTACATAAGCAAGGTCGATACTTCATTGTACACTTCAAAGAACTCTTCATGTTAGACGGTAAGAAGTCTAACCTCGAAGATGGTGATGTACAACGTAGGAATACAATCGCAACACTACTACAAGACTGGGGTCTCGTAGAGATCCAGAACAAAGAAGTTGCAAAAGATTGTGCACCTATGAGAACTATCAAGATCATTGGTTTCAAAGATAAGGATCAGTGGGAGTTATGTCCTAAATATAATATAGGTAATAAATGAGTCAGTGGATATTTGAAAAGTTAGCACCCTATGCGATTAGGTTTAGAG